TTTTTGGTACACAGCTTTTATTGTCGCCTGATAATTTGGCAACTTTGTACTGCAATAAAACTCCGCTTGTCATTAACTTTTTCAAGTGTTCTACAGCCCCCAAAAACCGTGGTTCTTCTGTAAATAAATTTACTAAAATACTCCACAAAAATTAAAGTTGTTATAGACTGTAAACCCCTTCCCGCGAGGGAATTACAATCAATTAGACAAACATACAAAATTACAGTACGTATATAATCGATAACGTAGGACTAAAAAGCGTTTTCTTTCCTATGGTTACTTCACCATAGCAAAAACACTATAGTTACTAGTCCCGGTCGGCCGAAAAAGCCCTCGTTATTGATCCTCCCTCGAGGCTTCGATGATTCTACTCATTAACTGAGTATAATCACCTTTCTGGACTGGTCTTTCTAAGACTTCGTCCAAACTCACTGATCTTTTTATCACTGACTTAAAATCCGAACTAAAAATTGAACTCATAAACTGTACAAAACATACATTCTGATGAGTACCTGCTCGAAAAGTTTTCTCGTTTGAGAAAAACGCTTCAATGATACGTGAGTACGCGTCCATAGGTATATAGACTCGATTTTTCATACCTGTTTTCACAGGTGTTAGAGCACGATTTATTACTGTTCTCTCAACAGCACATTTATCCATTCGGATAAATACTTCCACTGGTAGTTTAGTCACTTCTCTCGTGCTTCCGGATTTCGAAAATAATTTCGTAATCTCTAAAAGAAGTGACCCAAATGTTGGTTCATTCATTTCGTTGTTAAGAATCGGTTTGAGAAAATTTATAAACCTGCTCACATCAATTCCTCCTGCAATTGCTGCTGGTGTAGCTGATGGATCTTGTTTCTTTTCTTCTGGTGGTCTGCCTCCCAGAATTCCTCCCAATCCTCCTAAGAGTTCTCGTCCTGTATTGATAATGCCTGATAACATAGGACCTCCTATACTTGTCAATGCTGATGTTGCCATTGATAATATAGAAGAGAGACCAAAAACTCTTATCGCAGCGTCTGCATTCATATCTCCTGGTAGAGTAACATGTTCAACTGAAGCTGTCATATCAGTTGGTAATCTTATTTGACAGGTATAGTTTCCAATTTTAGGTCCGAATTGACCGGCTGATATTGGTACAATTTGTGCAAATCTCTCAAATTTTTGAGTGATTGGATTCGTTGTACCATCACCAGCAGCATCTTCAATTACAGCAAAATTTAAAGGAATTACAGCAGTTTCACCTACTGCAATTTCTTCATCAAAAGCTTTAACCCAAAAATCATCTTGATCTATATCTTCCTCATAAGCACCTCCAATATTAGCTTCACCACTTTCAGCTTCTCCTGCAGCTTTCGGTACTAACGTTGCTCTCCAAGATTCCCTAGATTCAGGTGTTAATTTTCCATCATCATCATAATCGTAATCCTCAGCCCATTCTGGTCCTTCCATCTCATTCCTATCCATGTAAATACTTGCATCTTGATATTCACCTGTAACATGATTGAAAACTTTCTGACCAGCATAATGAGGACGATCATTTAGAGTGTTTGGTTCACCTCTGTAATTAAGGCCTAAATCATCACCTGAATGTTCTCTGATCTCTTTTGCATATTGTTTAGCTTCTTCCCTCAGTGACATCTCGTATTGTTCTTCTGCTATATTTAACTGTTTAGTTAAAAATAGCAATTCCTTCATTCTTGATGGTAGTACTTGTTTCTTAGGTCGAGTTGGTGCTTGAAATATCGTATCTCCAATCTTACACATAACAGTCATAGCAACATCATTAGTGTTGTCATTTCTGTTAACTATAAGATTAGTATATGTAAACGAACATTTCATTTGGTCAGTCCTCATCCACGGATTGTTAGCATCTCTAAATACTCCGACTCTTGGTTCGGCAAATAGTGTTGGCATAACTGTAAATTCAATATTTCCACCCTGTTCCAACACATATTGACTTGAAATATTTTTAGAATCCCGACAAATCACGCTACCAGATATATTTGGTGATCTCGTTATTAAACATTTAACAACGAGTGTCCGAACATATCCAGCTTTTCGACTACCAGAGCACCACACATTTCTACGAAACGGAAGACTCAAGTTTTCTCCTGACTTGTTTAATGTCATTGGGTCTATATCATACTTTAAAGTTTTCCCTAAATTCGCATCACTTAAAGTGACGGAAGGTAGTTCAACCCAAACTGTATTCAATATACCTGTTTGATCTTTCTTCATTAATCCCTTGGTTCCTTTGGTTGGTGGTAACGGTGGGAGTACTGGTTTCTCAGTATGTGTCGCTAATTGTCGAGTGGGTGTGTTGTCAATAGAAATATTTTCTGCTAGGTTGTTTACACCTTCTGCTTGAACTTCAATAGAATTGCTATTATCCATATGTTCACACACTACCTTCACTTCTTCTTCAGGAGTATCATCGTATCCAAAATACAATGATTCTTCTGGATCTGGAGGTGGGGGTAATGGTTTCGATATTGGAATAAAAGATAATCCTTTTGGAGTTTCACCTTTAAATCCACTATTGTTCAACGCACTCACATCGATATCAGTGACAATACACCAAGCAACACCTGTTAGCGTTGTCTGAACAGATTCACTGGAGTTATTCTCAACAGTCTGTATCTTTATCGCTAAACCACTCTGACCTTCTCGTCCCGAACCAATTGGGACTACACTGACATCATTATTCCATGGTAAATAAACTACCATTCCATTGACGGTTTGGACTTTCCATCTAATTCCTTTAGTATCAACATCTCCTTCTAATTCTGGAGCCATAACTCGCAAAACGAGAGCAGTCCCGATTGGTGCTGGTACGTTGATAATCCAAATTGCATTTGCTTTACAATAATTATATAAACTCATAATTGCATTTTGTTCTGGTGTTATTTGTGGTTGCAAAATTGTATGACCACCAACACTAGGCACTTTAAAAGTTATAGGAATTGCTGTTGCAAATGCTTCACCTAATTTCATCTTTCCAAACACGTGTCCTGGTAATCGAACTCTTCTTGGAGCTCTCAACTGATATGCTAATATTGGTTGAGGCAAACAAGCAAGCTTGATTTCTTTAGTAGCATAATCTACTTCTGGAATAATGTTTCCATCTTCAACATCTGTTGTATCATTTACCGATTTTGGCAATGATGATAAAAATACCTTGAATAATCGAGGGCTATTTATCACTGCTATATTAATTTTTCTCGCTGTCATTTTTATTTTATTATGCGATATTGTCTATCGTTCCGTTTCTTATTTCGGATGAACCACTTGATTTTATTCGAGTTCGACAAGATCCTTTTAGAATCTTGTAATGATAACTTGCATTATCATTGAATGTATCCCACTGTTCGACTATACTAATAGTTCCTTCAAACCAATTAGTATTCAACATCTTCCAAAGAATACTATATTCTTTATTAGAACGTAATGAAGATTGTGGGACTCTCCATTGAATATCTATTGCCGAAAAAGTGGAAGTTACAACTCTAGCATTGCTAAGACCTGACAAATAAGGATTATTTTGCAAAACTTGTTTAGATAAACTAACAATTTCATTGCTTTGCTTATCTAAATTAAGTTCAACATTTTGAATCCTCTTATCATAGCTTACCAATTTAGTGTTCATATCTATTACACTCTTGTTAAGTTCTCCTACTTTCTGATCAAACTTCGACATATTGATATTCACCTTATCTATATTCGAGTTAATTTCTTCCATATGAGTTAGAGTAACAACTTGAAATTCATTAAAATCTTTTCTATTCTTATCTACTGTTACAGATAATTTAGTTAATTGTTTAAATGTATCATCTTGTTGTTTTACTAACTCATTGTATTGAGATTCCAATTCAGAAAATCGTTCGTTATTTTCTGGTACACCTTCCGCATCTAAGATACCAAAGAGCGTGGTGTTATTTTCAAATATTTGTTGTCGGATACTAGTCATAATAAATTTTCATGTATTGATCTAACACAATACTATATGGTTGACTAATAAGAGGATTGATCTTTACTAATAAACTTCTATTAACGCATTTACTAAGTTTTCCTACAAACTCGTTATAGTACTCTTCTCCATGTAAACATGCTTCAAAAAGTCTATCTCTTACTAATTCATACCATATTCCAAGTTCATGTTCTTGAATCTTGGTCCACACGAATGGTGCCTCTAGACTTCTTTTGTCTAGTGGCATTGTCCACATCCCATATTGGAAAACAAACTTTCTCTTCAGAAAAGATAGATCCTCAAATGGTGTTGATTTTAATTCCAATTTTGTTTTACTTCCTGGTGTTACCACCATTCCGATACTATTGAGAATAGTTTTCTTTGTTAAGAAATCATACTTTTCAATTAACTCATTGGAAATACCCTCAACTTCATCATCTCCAAATCCTATTGAGGCTCTCTGTCTTCTAAAATCACTCAAGTTTAACTTTCCGATGTTCGATAAAGATATAACGTCATCACCAAGTTCTAACTTACACCAAGCGTAATAATCACATAATTCTCTAACTATATTGTTATTTATAGTTGTTTTGAATTCTCCACTTTTATTACCACGATTGGTTAAAGTTAGATCTTGATACTCGACAACAATTGTATCTACGTCTTCCACTATGATACATCTTCTTGCAGCATCCCAGATATCATTAGGATTTTGACTCTGTATTATATTACATTGTAGCATTCCTACACGCAATAAAATATTCCTTGCAATCCGTTGATCAAAATTTGTAAAATCGGCGTCAATAAAGTTAGAATGTTGCCGCAAATGTTCAACCAATCCAAGAACACCCACACTATGAGGATTTATCCCCACAGCAGAATTAATAGTTAATCCTGCTTTAGTGTAAGCTTCCTTGAATTGACCAAATAATGCCGCATCAACAATAACTTTCTCAACTGGTATGCAATGATACAATCTTCCTCGTCCTATCTTTACATAATCCAATTTTACCGATGCATCTTTCAACTTGGCATTACTAAAAGATACCACTCTCACTGATTTGTTTGCTTGTCTCAATTTGTATTGACATCGACCTTTCAACGCATTTCCGAATCTATCATTTTTGAAAGATCTTATACCATCTCCATCAATTTCAATCATATCAGATTTGAGTTGTGCTCCCCAAGTTGCCCATGGTAATCCTGCTGCTTTGTTGACTTCCATACCTGTTACATATTCTGCTCCACCTTTTCCGTTCAAAGCCATGTGTAATAATTCCTGCATATCACTGGGAGTTTTACTAATATCTAAAATATTGTTGTATTCCTGCTCTAAATTTCTAGCGCAAAAATCCATCAAAAAATCGTCATTATTAGGTAAACTCTCAGAGATAGTATGATTTAATACTGCTAAGAGTGAAGGTTTTCCTTGTCTATTAACGGGTAAATCAACTTCAATCCGATCATCATTTGGGTTTAACGGGGCTGGTTGTAGTAACTCGTCAAATTGCTCATGAAATGGTGATAAATTCCAATGATCCAACGTTGTTCTAGAAACTGGTTTCGTACATCTAGCATAATCACCGATATACTTAACTTCTGGACCATCTGGTGTATCTTTTGGTTTTCCATGTCTACATAACTCCAACCATGGATCACTTTTTGACATCATAGGGATTTCTGTTACTGAAGTAACGTGCTCCAAAATCCTATCTGTAGGATTTATCAACGTTTCACTATTTTCTAGTGATTCTTTCCACAATGTAGAACAAAAATGCTCATTACCTGAACTAGCTGAGTAGATTCCTATTATTTTAGGTGTTTCTCTGATCTTTGATGTAATAATAGGACTTCCACATTCTCCATCTCTCTGATATGCATTATCCACTCTCAAACCTTCAATCGCATACCATTCTCTGGTTTCTCTTTCTCCGGTTTTTGCTGAAAAGTATACTTGTGGGGATCGATGTTGTACCTCTACAACCATCAATACCTTTGTTCGGTGTGTATACATAACAGCTGGTGTGCATTCATATCTTTGGATTAACTCATCACAGGTCATTAAATGCTTAGATAAATCACGAAATTGTATAGATTCATTCGTGAGACCCTGACATTTACCAACTGGTATCATTGGTTTGACTTCTCTATATGACAAAATTCTTAAATATGCTCTATCTCCTGGGTTTTGCAAAATTTTCACTTGAGCTAATCTATAAACATTGGGATCTTCTTTCCAAAATTTTACTATAGCTCCAACTGATTTAAATGCATGTCCGTTCATAATAAGCATATTCTTGTGACCCAACGCAAATAAATGGTGGGTACTTCTTTCATCAAAAGTGTCAAATGTACCTGTTGTTATATGTACAAGGTGATGTTCTTTAATTACTTCAGCTAGATCTGTGGCCATCGTCGATGAATGTTCTTCGATTTCTACTTCGCTTGTTGTGTTTAGAATACGATCTAAAATACCTCTTGTGACTGGAGGTTGTGTGTGATGTTTACACATTAAATCAATAAAGACATTTCGGTCAATACGATCAATATACTCCAGCGACTCTCCTTTCAGAATATACAATCCTATTGTACCTACGACCAGTCCGTTTTGATTCAAATCCAAATCGTATTCAATCAAGTATTCACAAATTTTAAGTTCACTCAAATATTGAAATACTTGTTTGTATGACTCCCATTCTCTTCTACTTCCTAAGAGTTCATACTCAATGTAAGGGATTTTATCCTCCCCTAAAGGATTTTGTTTCATGGAATGATCTACATAGATTAATCCTTCGTCCAACGGTTCGATTTCTCGTGTACTTGAACTGCCAATGATATGTATGTAATCATTACATTGGTAATGACTAACAAAATATCCCTTTCCTCTAGTTTCCATGATTTTATGGAGCCACTTGCCCTCAAGAATATCTGAACTTTCTCCAAATACTTCCCAATTGAGATCTGTTGTTATATCTCCTGAGCTTTCGAACTCACATTCTTCTGTACATTCCACTGGTGTATTGTGCAATGTCACTTGTTTACGAGACTCCTTTTTCATCTTTCGACTCGTAAATTTATGCTTTCCAGCATATACTGCATGATGATGCCTGATCTTCTTTGGTTTTGGTTTCGTCAACAATTGATAAATTTTGTAAATTGCATATCCTATCATTGATACAATAGCAAAGCACAAAGTTTGAGTTACAATTTCACTAGATATTTGTAAAAGTGAATCAATCCATGGACCTATTTCTACGCCAATGAATTCAAAAATCTTTATCAACATCTCGTAAACAGTATCTCCAACTACTTGAACAAATTTATCAACTTTTTGATACAAAAAGTCTATCGCTGTGGCTTGATATGTATAAATTTTATATCCAATCATAACCAAAGAAGGTTGATCTGCAAAGAAACGTCGTTGAAAACGTCGTGTTTGAGACGCATTCAATAAACCTAAATTTATTTTAGCCATAGTCATTGATGTTAATGAAAATGGACCCAGCAAAATTGATGCTGAAACATTCAATGAAAATCTTATCAAACCTTTCCTTGTCACACATTCTCTCCAATAACCTTGAACCAATTCTTTAAAGGATTCCATGTCATTAACGAATCTCAACTTTATTTCAGTGGTTGCTTTACGAATAACATATTGGTAAAATGCATGGCTTCTTAATAAAATTTCCATCTCATCAGTGATCAAAACTAAATTTTTATCACCAATCATAGCAGGGAAGAATAAATAACGTGAAGTTAAGTTATAATCTTCGATCACAACTGGTGGTTGTTTTAATAGTAATTCAATTCCCTGTTGTTCTTCTCCGTCTTTCCATGTCCAAATTCCAAGTGTCATCAAAAATTCATATGGATCCAATTCTGCCAAACCTTGAGCTAAAGCCTCATCAAATGATATTCCAGTCAATCTCATTTTTAAGTGTTTTCTCCAAGCAAATTGATAAGTACTAGTTAAAGGCGCATCAAGCGAATTTTTAATAGCATACCAAGATCTTGAATCAAACACCAATCTTTGACAGATTGGACTAACATTTGATAAATCTCCAGTGTGTTCTTCAACAATGACATCTTCTGCTGCTAATGTCATCTCAATCTCTTGTCTTGATAATGATTGATCGTTTTTAGTTTGCTCTACAGCCATTCTATCAACGATCATATCTACTATCTGATCTAAATTCATTTCTTTAATACCCAAGGCATTATTTCCTTCTTTTAGACCAATAAAGTTACTCATTGGACCCACTTGGAATTTAAGATGTTTAAAATCTTTGTCATAGTTCTTCAAACTTCGTGGACTTGCTTCTCCTTTTACTGAACATTTAATTGTTATCGGAAATCTTTCCCAAAGTGCATTAACGTTGTTAATAGCCACACTCTTATCTGGTAAAACATTGCATGATGTCATCACAACTTTTACATTGAATGGTCTTCCTTTAGCTTTCAAATCAGCTTGAACTGTTGAAACTGCTCCACTAGAGATAAATGATAAATATTTTTGATGATCTAAATTATCTTTTGCTGAAAACGCATCGTCAGCATACATAATTTCATCACCAAGATAATTCTGATCATATTCATCTCTATCCTGAGCGTTCCATTTAGTCCAACTATGTGAATCAGGAAAATGATCCGGATATTTAGCAATTGCAACTTCTCGTAATCGCGCATGTAGTTCATCAGATAAAGTAGTTTTACCTACTTGACTAGATCCAAACAAACAAACTCCAACTGGTATAACTCGTGTTACTCTCTTCTGTATCAATTCGACCGAAACAATAGCCTGGTGAATTTTTGATAAAAGAGTATTAGCTTCCAACACCACTTGAGTTTTCTCTAATTTAGTTCTATTCAAATCTCTCATTTTCCTCGTCATTTCATCAACTTTCTCTTTGAAAACTTTGAATCTCATTTTTCCTTCAGGTTTTAAAAATTCATTACCAGAAATTGCTAAACAACTAGTGACCCATTCAAAATCTCTTTTTATATTAACTAACTCTTGAGTTACATCTAATATAATCTGAGATTGAAAATCCGTCACCAATCCAAGTCCTTTTGCTGCATCCATTACACAATCGTAAATAACTTTTGTATTCTTAATATTCATACTCATTGTATTCATATTTTGAGTTATACTAAAGTCACCGATTGTCTTTCCAGTCATTGTAGCACCCATAGCAATCAAAGGTATCACCTTCTCAAAATCCACTCCGTGTGTTTCAGCATGCTGAGGATTAATCATATTACCAGTTGCAGTCGAAAGTCGACCAATTATAGAATTAGTAACACTTGTTTCCAATTCTAACATTGATCCAATTTTAACTACCTCTGATAATACACTAGACGTAGATTGAGCAGTAGATATATCATACACACATGCTGTTAAACCAACTTTATGTTTATTTAATCCTTTCCCAAGTGTATCCAAAATGTTATATTTACCACTCAGATCACGTCCAACTTCTGTCAACTTACTTCCAAGAACTTCCGAAACTTTCTTTACAGCTGGTTCAATTCCTTGTGTAATTACATCAGTCATTTTGAAAAGAGTAGCCCATATCAGATATCTCGCAAAAACAGTTACATAAATTATGTAACACCAATAAGTAGAGAAACCAGTCATTAAACATAACATGTGTAACATGGCACAGAATAATAAAAATTGTATTTTATAATTCTGCATCATAATCACTACATATTTGTCCAACTTACTTATCTCACTCGTCGTTATATATTGAGAAAATCTCTGATATACATTTACTTCATTTTCTGCAACCTCATCATTAGCATGTTCCTTTACTTCAATCATTTTAAACCAAAATGGTTTTCCATCAATTACAATCTTTTCAACATTAGCTCTAAATTCTTGAATTTTATCAAAAACTTGATCTAATGAATTTGAGAAAATTTCTGATGCGATTTCTTTGTAACTTCTATCTAAAATGGGATGTTTGAAATTGGTATTACTTGCCCATCGAGCTTTTCTACTATAATAAATTTCTCTCAAAATTCTCATATAATATTTTATAGCTTCAGAATCAGATAATTTCTCTTTTTTTTTTCCGTTTGGTATCCCTTTGTATTGATGTTCGTCCACAAATTTTGATGTATAGTATTTTATTGGAAAAATAGACATTAGTACACCTTCAAATTCATCTAATACAACACAATGTATATTAGTTCCAATAATACCTTTTCTAAGGTAACATGCTTCTTCTTCGATTGTCATTCTTAAATATTCCATTTCCCGTAAGAATGGAAATTTGCACTTGTTTGTTAAATGCATATCTTCCTGAATGTGATCACAAATATAACTTTTATAGATATCAGTCAAGATATTATTGATACGAGATTTTATGTCATCATGTTCTAGCCATATGTCAGCCCAGAAAACCAACCTGCACACAACTCTATAAAAGTCCAAATATTGTTCAATGATATGTGGCATTCCCATATCACTACAATATTTATGACACAACCATCTTGGTTTGCCATATTGCGGTTGATCTATGATTTCATTACCTTCAAGATCAAATCTGAAATTATTCTTTGATAATTTCTCTCTTCCTTTCTTTGCTTGAGTCTTAGATATTAGTTTAGACTCTTTTGTAACCAGTTCTATACCCGATGTTTGGGGTTGAGATGTAATATACTGGTTCTTGTATTCCTGTATTCTACTACCAGGATTTGACGCATTTGATTTCTTTACACGTCCTACGAAACTTCTCTCAATTTTTTGTTTTAAAGTATCCATTGAGTTTCGGGTAGAGGTTTAAAGTTATACTCGAATTACCCCCATATAGCGTGAGGACCCGGGATATGTCTCCAGTCAGTCAGCACATATAAAGTACCATGGTGATATACTTTGCTACTATATAAGTGAAGAATAAATAATGGTCAGTTAAATGTATGAAACTTGTGTATAAATCGATCCAGAGAAAAATAATTGGGTTTAGAGCCGTGTCATAAACATCAATTACATCCAGTTTCTCGAAACTCATCAATTTATATGTTTTCATATATATAACCTCCTATTTACTCATGTAATTTCACCTCAAAACTTAAACGAGTTTGAATAAAACTTAGCAGTTATCATAAATCATTTCAGACATTAGATCAATACAACACTTACTAATTTCATTCTCTAGCAAAATTAAATCTTATTAAAAATCATTTTATCTATAATCGTTTGCAGTTTATCAACTATATATTAATATCTAAATTTTGTTAGGTATATTAATATATTTATTAAAAGGTTAGTTTATACTCTTTGGAGTTTTAATAGTCTTTCCTATAAGTCACGAAAATATTTATTTTACAATATAATTTTTCAGACGTACTTCTTTTTCCGCTTTTAGCGTACTTC